CCTCTGAGTCCTGCGACACTGAATGACTGGCACGGGGTTCCTCCGACCAAAAGTCTGATTGATCCATATTGCTGCCTCTTGATAGTCGTAAAATCGCCATGCACCGGCACATCTGGATAATGATGAGCTAGCACGGCACGAGGGAATGCCTCTATTTCGCTAAAAAACGCTGGCTCCCATCCAAGCGAATGCCACGCCATAGTAGCGGCCTCAATACCGCTACAGACTGAGCCGTACCTCATCTACACGACTCCGCATACGTGCCTTTGTAATCAGGCCACCCGCCTGACTCTACATTTGCGCAGTATTCTGCCTGCATACGCTCTGCCTCTGCCAGATCACCATTTCCAGCAATGCCAATAGCCCACAGAAACACAATAACCGCCAAAGCGGTCAAACGCTTTTCTATGCTCATAATAATCCCTCACAAAAAAGGCCGCTTTTGCGGCCCTGTTCATTTTTTGAGTCTAGTTACCCAGCTTGCACTTTAAATTGATCGCTAAGCGCGCCGAACCTTTTGCGCGCGGGTATGACGACATAACTTTCTCCGCCTTTGTGCGCCGTACCGCCATCTACCATGACAAATTCAACTGGCATTTTTTTTGCGCGGTGGTTGTAACCAGTCAGCTTTATTTTTTGACCGTTAACGACATGAATTGCATCAACGAACTCCTCTGCTTCCTCAGTGGTGATCGCCTTATCACGCGCCTCCCACCGAACGCGCTGTATCAGATCGTCGCGCTTTGCTTGCTCCGCTCTAGTCAAACATCCTGAGCGAGTTAGCTCTACCTTGAAGCTGACACTATTTGCGTCAAAAGTTGCGTTGCCGAATCCGCCGTCTAAACCTAACTCATTGAGCTTGGCCGCGATTGCGCTGTTTAACTCGTCGCGGATTGCGTTGACGTCAGATCGTTGAATGTTGCTATCTTTAAAGTTTTTCATGGTTGCTCTCCCAAAGTGGTGCCGCTTTGCGGCTTATTTGCATAACTGTTGTGTTACGCTTGGGATAACAATAACACTTTTGTTATTTCTGTAAACCCCTAAAAGCACTTTTTTTAACATTTTTGTGAATTTTTTAGGGTCAAAAGCTTAGCCATCGGCAGGAAAGCGACGGAGATCAATGACTTAGCAAGTCGCCAAGCCGTTACGCGCTAAACTTCAGCGCTTGTCGTAGTGTTGTGCGACTTCTGCGATGAAAGCAGATAAATTAGGGCGACGCTCTACGATTTCGAGATAGTTGTCTAAGCTCAAGCCCTGCATGTTAGCTAGGTGATTGAACACCTGCGGCAGCGCCTCGTAGTTTGTCACTCTATGCTTTATCGCAAAAACCTGCATCTTCTCAACTGGGCACATAACTGCCTCCAGATCGGATGTTGTGGTAAGTGTATCACGAACTGCACAGCCTTAATTATACGAGATAATCTCGTAATCTGGATTTGCTTCCTTGCGTTGATACTCGACGCGGTAGTGCTTAGCAATGTCTTTGCGTATTGCCACGGTTGTTTTGAAAATATGCTGCGCCTTTTCGCGCAGAATTTCTAAGTGAGCCTCTCCTAGCGTCATCTGAAGCCAGTCGTGAAAAGCAATAGGGTTTTCAGTGAAATAACGATGCGCTGAATGCGTCAAAGTCACAGCGTTGATCATATCCCACCGGACAGCCTTATTGCGCCTGCCCACTATGTGAGCGCACTCTAGCGCCGTCTGCTGTCCCGTGTATAAACATTGACCATCTCTAGCCCTTACGCATTTGCTGAACCAAATGTCAGCCTGGTCGCGCTTCACTGCCATCGTTTGCGTGCTCTCTTGTAAACTTTCTTTCGCGGCCTATAGCCTTGTCAAAGTAATTGCATCTCAGACAAACCCAGCCATGTAGCCTGCCCCCAATCTCTTCCAAAAACAGCGGGAACAAGTCAATGCTGCACGTCGGGCACTTCTTCTGGAATAAACTCAATCTGAAAATCCTCTAAAGCCAGGGCGTTTTGCCAGCAGGCGGCAAAGTCGTCAAGCTCCATATTGATGGTAATGCCTTCCGTAAACGTGTCAGTGTAAACAATTGTATTTTTTTTATTAAATTTATCTGTGATACAGCCGCCTATAGTTGACGTCAAAAAAACGACAACTCCGGCGTCGTCAGGTAGCTCAGCAGCTATTAGTAACATTTCGCGGCCTCACTGTTATGCGCGACACCTCTCCGTCAACCTTGTCATAGGTTATAACTTTAGCGCCGCGCTTAGAAACCCAGCCGCCTCTCGCTGCATACGCATCGCGGCCTGCCAGTGTTGGATGTTGCTCTGCAATAGCGCCGCCATCTTCCACGACTCTTTCGTGATGATAGTGGCCGGTGTGTATATAGGTGTAGTTAGCCTGGCCCCACATTTCTCTGAATCGCGGCTCGCTAGCGAATAGCTTGTGCAGTTGCGGCATTCTCATTTTGTGCCCGTGATGAAAGCCGAGCATCGTTTCGCCGTGTAAATAGGCGTAGTACGGAAAATCGTTGTCTATTACTGTGAGCCTAGGCTCATCGCCGAACATGTGCGCCAAATGCTTGCGCAGCCAAATGCTGCCCGCGATGTCGTGATTGCCTTCCGCCGATACAACAATGACCTCGCCAAAACGCTTGAGCATCATTTTGACGGCCTCCGTCATTACAGACATGGAAAGGTCTACCAGCTTGCCGTAGCGCGTGTCTGCGTCGAGAATGTGTCCTGACTGCGGCGTTACACTTAAAATGCCGTCCCAGTGCAAAAAGTCGCCTAGCTGACAAAACATGCCAACCTCTGACCGAGGTGCTGCGTCGATCATTTGCTTTACGGACGATAAAAACACGTCCCGAGCTATTGCGACATCCCAGTCATCGCCTGTTTCAGCTTCATAGGCGTACATGCCTAGATGAAAGTCAGTAATCGTCAGCAATGACAAAAGGTTTTCGTTGGTCGTTTTGACAGCAGCCTGCGGTTTATACCTAGGAAGATGCTCGTTTGCAGCCTCAATCCGCTCGACGAGCATTTCGAACTGCCGCTGCTTGTCAGCCCTGGCTTTTACCCATTGGCCGTCCTTAAAGGTAGAGACGCCTTCTACATAAAAGCCGTCTGGTACGGTTTCGGTCCAGCCATGCTCAGGAGAAAAACCTTGGCGAGCCGCTTTATCTTTGACGGCGGCAAGATGGTCACGAACGGCAGAGCGGGTTAGCCCTAGTTTTTCAGCTGCTTTTCGTTGAGACAGACCATCGATTTCTACCAGCCGAACGCATTTTTCTTGTCGCTCAGTGGTAGCATACTGAAGTAGCGGGTGTGTCACGCTTGCCCCCAAACGCTGTCACCAGCCCGAATTTTAACCTACTTTCCAAATCTTACGTTAATGTCGTACTTCTCGGCTAAAAGCCTCGAGAGATACTCGTAAACCTCATTGACTTGTTTTTTGTTTATAGCGGTCGTCGATTCTTTACCAGTAAGCGCTTTTTGTATTGGCTTCCACATGTATTCCTTAATCAGCTCTTTAGTAGGCGATATTGGCACGCCATCTTTCAGCACAGTTTTCATGTCGAGACCGCGCGCCTCCATTTGTTTTGCAACCTCACCACAAAATGCGTGGATTCCCTTATTTTGCTGACTTGTGCGCGTAGGCTGTACGACCTTAAAACAAACATCGCGATGTTTATTGTCCTCGATATACTTAATAAGCGCCTTTCGCGACTGCTCATCGCGTATCCACCAGCCCTCGCCGTTATTTTGCATAAACGCGCTCTCCGTTGTATGACATATAACGCCCGTGCTCGCTCAGCATTTTTTGCCTAAACGATTCACTGTTCATAAAATCATGTGTGATTTCGTCAATCGTATCCCAGTCGCGCAGTGTGGCTTTTTTCTGCGACCGATACTCAGGCGGACTGCCGCCTCTTTTATCCGCTTTATTAAGCCAGGCGTTAACAAATCGCTTTATCCCTCTCGGTGTTTTGCGCTTGCTCGGATTGGCTTCGCACCAGCAACTCATAGCGTCTAGCTCTTGGAAAACGTCGATGTTTTTGTAAGCCTGCTGCCAGGCTAATACATCTTCGTCGGTCGGCTGCCACTGCTCTCCGTTGTTCAAAATCATTTGATCACCGTTAGCTTACTTAGCCCGTCGAATACACTCGGAAAATACTCTTCTCGGTGATTAGCCGGTCGCTTATGACTTGTCTGCTCTCTGAGCCTAAAAAACCCCTTATGCTGCGGGTATTTGTTCATAAACGCCCGAGCGTAGAACGCAGGGTGATTATTGCCTACTTTAAACTGCGTTATCCCATCGCCGCCTGCGTCTTTCTCCCAGCGTATGCGCTCAAATACAGCCTTCGCTGAATAATGCTTGTAGCCCCTGCGAATCATTTGCAACGTAAAGTCACAAAACAGCTGCCAAACCTCGGGGTGCTTTTTGTGATAAGCCTTTACTTGCTCGCGCATTTCGTCGTGTCTGGTTTTCATGCTTCCTCCTAAGAATACATCCCTTTTTAAGTCACCAATGTAACTTAATTAATAATGCTAACAATGACGCGCTATATATGCTGTATCGAATCTTGACGTCTATTCCCGTTACCAGCACTCGGCACTGGGAGGCGCTTAATAGAGAGGGTCAACTCCGCTCCGAGGTTCTTCGGTTCCTCGGCCTAACGCCCAGCATATTCTGAGGAGTAGTGGCCTGCAGGCCACCTAATGTGATATCTTGAATGGGTGCTGGAACTCCCCTTCCGGCACTCATGGTAACTCCCAAAAGTATGGCCCCGCCGCAAGGCGGGGTTTTTTATTGTCCTACCCGCAAAAAGTCATCAATGCTCATTTCAAAGTGCGACGCTAGCTGCGCCACCCTGCTGAGCTTCAAATCCTCGCTTGAGCGCCATCTTGCCACCTGCACAGGATTGACGCCAATTTTATCTGCCAAAGTCTTATTAGTTACGCGCTTATCTGCCTGGACCTTGCGCAGACTGCGGCCTACGTTAAAACGGGATGTCATCTTCCAACACCTCCTGCATCGGCTTTTCCTGCTTTACCGGCTTCGCCTCTTGCGGTTCTCGCGGGTCTTGCAACGTGCACCAGCCGTCCCAGTTAACCGTCGGCACAGCATTTATGTTGATGCGGAATTTACCCTCGTCCGTTTTCCACATCGCGCCCATTTCGACCCAGTTGGTCTTTTCCTCGCCTGCCTTATTCGTATAACTGCAGGCCGCAACTATTCGCTTAACTACTTTCAATTTACACCTCCTAATTGAGCCATTAGCTCTTTAGCTGTTTCCTTCTCGAACCCGTTCAAACGCGCGTTCATCTTGCCTTTGACGCTTGCGGTCATTTCGTCCCATAACTGGGCAAAGCCTTCTGCGTCCCTCCTTTCAATAACGCCAGTGAGCTGAGTGTGGTAATCAGCAATGATCGCCTCTGCTTTTCTCAGCTCGTCGTCAAACTTAGCCTTGAACTTGACCTTGTGACCGTTAGGCGCGTCACCATAAACTCGGCTGACTTGTTCCTCTGACAGACTTTCGACCCATTCTTGGAACTTCAGCGGGTCGCCTTGGTCAATCTTCTCGTTAGCCATGTCGTAATCAGTGACCGTTGGAAGATCTTCGCCTGCATAGATATAAAGGCCAAGGCCGTGCAATGCTATTGCCTTTGCGAGACAGCGTTGCATAGCCGTATTTATTGCAAAGCAATCAGGGTTAACAATCGCATTATTTTGGTGATTAGTAACCGGCAAATATGCGCGACGGGTTATGCCGTTACAGGTCAGATGACAGTAAACCATCATCGAGCCGTCCGCGAAAACCGTAGGATCAGGATGATCCCATTCGGCGTCAGGAACGCGCTTCAAAAGCTCCTGCACGGCGTATGCCCAGCTGAGATATGTAAATTTCCCTTTGTCCTCGGTGTACTCCGAGACGTCTAGCTTTGACAGCTCTTTATACAAACTCATAAAACTCCCCTTGAGTTTTGATTAATGACCGTGTGTGACGCTTTCGTAGTCGGTCGGCTCCCATTCTTCTTTTTCTGGGAACCGCTCATCGTCAGCGTAATGCTTCCCCTGCAAAAGATCTAGCGACTTGCGCAAATCTTTTATCGTTTCTTGCAACTCTGCGGTCTCTAACAGCGGAATTTCCCTAAACTTTTTAACTGTCATAATTTTCTATCTCCCAGCAAAGCTCCTCTGCGTTAATAATGTTGTGAATGTGACCGTTGCCGGACCAGTAACAACTGTGAACCTTCATCTCAAACTCATCGACGTAAAAAGGCGCGCCGTGCATCTCAAAGTGCTCGACATGCTTTTCTATCGTATAGCTAGCATTGATCTGATCTCTAGGAACCAGCAATAAAATATGCTGATACGCGCCATTGGGTTGCACGTCGTCAACGTCCGCGCCGAGATAGGTTTCTATATCTTCGGCAACCGGACCAATTGACCTAACCTTGATTGCAAAACTTTTGCGTGACATGTTGCTGCTTACTCCCCTAAGCGTTCCACATGGAACACCAGGGAGTAAAACACACTATTGAGTCAGATAAAACGGTTTTGTTATTTTTTTAATATGACCAGACAGTCGGGTAAGGGCGCTCGTAATCCCAGTCAAGGTGAATAAATCGACCTTCTCCGCGCTGATTGACGCCGACTCTAGGGCAGCCATGCGCTAGAGCCACTTCTAAGAGCCTATACGCGCGATCGCGGTCTACCCCTACGTCTACCGCCTTGCCAGTCGTATGTGCGCCCAGGCGCGTTTTGGCGGCTTCTATGGGGTGCTGCGGACATCGGTAGCCGCTGGTAATCGGCATTGGGCCAAATTCTCGACGAATGGCGTTGAGTTTTTTTAACACGTCCTCGTCAAAAAAGTATTCGCCACAATGCTGACAGGCCAGCTCAGCCTCAGAAAAATAGCTCATTTTTCGCGCTGTACGCCCTTGGCCTTTTCAAACGTGCGCATACCACCGAGGCCAAGCATACCAATCAACACGGGCATCATGGTCTCTAAGTCTATTAATGGCACTACAATATCATTATTAGATAAAGCCAAAACAAAATTAGCCATAGGGATAACGATATAGTTTCCTGCAATCCCCAGGCAAAACGTCCACCCAAGAGCCGGTCGCCAACCTGCGACAAAAAGGCTGCGATGGGCCGCTTCTGTTTTGTTAATCTCCATTTGCGCTTTGTTTGCTTCATGACGATGCCTTTCTGACATTGTGGCAATTTCGTGAGCAAGCCGATTACGCTCGTCAGCGTCTGGAATAAATTTGTCTAAGAGTCCCGAGATAGGGCCGATCAGTAGATCGATCACGGCTTGTCTACTTTGTTATCTAGCTTTTCGTCAATAATCTCGAGCTTGTCAAAGAGCCTCTGCATATCGCTTTTCCACTCTTCTCGCTTTAAATACTCACCCGCGACTGAAACCTCTAACTTACTGACGTCATGGTCTAGCGTCTTTACGCTGTCCCACATGCTTTTTAAAATAAACGCATAGCCGCCCGCCGCCACAGTTATGAGCACGTTGACCATAGATTGATCCACAACTATCTCCACAGCTCGTGCCAAGTATGCTTCAAATGCGTTTTTGCAATTGCTATCCGCAGCTTTATGTCTGCCCTAATACAATCAACCCGAGAAGCAAAAACGGAATAAAAATGGCGGAAATTAAACATGAAAGCATTACGGTATCTAGCAATTTTTCCTCTAAAGGCGTCACAGACCATTTTTTCCTGTTCCTGGATACGTTTTAGCGCATACAATCAAAATATCTTGTAATTATTATAACCGCAAACATCGCACTTTACTGTTTGACTAAATAGTCGTGAGCAATGTAAGCCAGCACTGCACTCATTATTGCTGTAGTTAACGCCTCAGCCGTTGGAATACCGAAGTGCGTAGGATGGATCCAAAGGTCACTGACGAATACCCCGCCACCAAATGACAACGCACCGCCTAGCCTTTCGTTGGCAAAGTCTTTGACTCTAGGGATAAACACCATTACAGCAAAGATCACAGAAGCAGACGTGGCTGTCTTTGCAGCCTTGATCCAGTGCGGTACGTCTACGGCTGTAATGTCACCCTGCACCATCATTAGCAAACAGCTAATAAATGCAGCTAGCCACTTACCCTCAATGCCTTTAAGTTTTTTTACTACATCCATAACTTAAAGCTCAGGCCACGTAATTGTGTTGGGAAAGTCTGCCTGCTGTGGCACATCCCTTAGCGCCTGACGATACGTTGTCATCTCTGCTGACATGGTGACGTCAGACAGCCCATAGTGGTCTGTTTTTTTTAGCAGCTCGTCGCGCTTAGATCTTTCGGACGCCGCCAAGGTTGCCGTATTAGCTGCGTCATATGCTGCTTGCTGATCTGCGACTGAATGCGTGACGCCGTCATCATCGGTGTACTCAGTGAACATTTCCTGCTCTGTCCAAGCCTGTACCCAGTTACCGTTAGCGTCCTGTACAGCACCGTTTCGGACTACTGACTTATAAGCGTCGCTGGGGTCTGGCGCAGGGGCCGCAAGGACAGGATCAACGCCCAAGGCGTCACAAACGTTTGCAGTCCATACTCTAGGCAGGGACATATTCTTGTTATCGTTCCGGATTTGGCCTTGAGTTTTCACCTCACCCGTTGATCGTACTCTGTATTCAGACATAGTTGATAATCCTATGCGATTGCGTAAAAAAGATACGTTCCGCCAGAAGCATTAAGCTCCGCTGGTGCTGATGATGTGATGGTAAAGCCACTAGCAAGCGGGTCTATGTAGTCGGTGTTAGTAACTTGAGCGGCATCGGTATTCATCAAATAATAACTGTCGTTGCCTGCTACAATGCCTCGCGCAGAATCCCATAAATACCAGCCGCCCGTAGAGTCTGATCGCTTTACTATTACAAGCCTAGCGCCAGATGAAAAACCACAATTTACGTCTACGTCACTGCCTGTTCCTGTGTAGCTACCAACCTTTGATATGCCCTCTACTGATGCAAATAAATAGGCCATGTAGTTGTGCGTGTTGTAGTTAACGTCAGCCCTTGTGCCTACAGAAAAGACAGATGCGGTCGGCGCTGTTTGATTAAACCTATCACCATATGTAGGGCTGTCTGTTATTTGGGAGCTGTTATTGTTTAATTTGAGATATTTTGTAGCCCCTGTAACAGAAGAATAAACAATCCAATCGTCCCCGCTTTGAGTTCTGTTCTTTATCCATATCATTTCTGGCACTGCGCCAAGATTGTGGTTTATTGTTCTAGCAGAACCCGTACCCTCATAAGCCACAACATCCAAAAAGCCTTTAGCTCTGCGGAACATCATCCAAGACCATGCATCAATTGTGGTTCCGGGCAGAATTTCAAAGCCCGTCATGTTGTCAAAGCCAAATAAACTGTGCGTTACGTCAGCGTTGGTTTGGTCGGTATAGAAACCTTTGGTAGCACCTCTCAATCTATCAAACAAGCGTTTGTAGTTGGCTGTGCCGTGGCGAGCGTGCCAAATAAGATCAATTGGAAATCCAGCAGATATTATTCCCGGCTGAAAATTTTGAGAAGCAGGCGTAAACAAATCAGCTGCCGCAAACTCTGATGCTGGCTTGTGGGGTCTG